CATATGAAACGGTAAACTCGCCCATGACAATATGGTATCATATCCAGGTCCTCTGTATCCAGGCCTCACTGGAATCCAATCAGTTATTTGTTGTCCACTGATAGCATCAGAACCCCATGTAATGATTTGTGCCAATGATGGTGTAGAAAATACATAATCCAAATCCATTTCTGCAGGATGTGAACCCATTAAACAAGGATGCTTATCTATTGAAGCACCAGGATGTAACGTCAACATTGTTGAAGGATTTAATCCGTGCGTATTCGATAAATTAAATAATCTCGGCACCATTGTTTTATATGGATCCAAATCTATAGGATTGCACTCATGTGCTATCGGTTCATTATAACTCGTATCAACAAGATTCGAATATAATCTCTTCATAACATTTCGAACTCGCGCAAAGGTTCCAGTGACGGGTACTGAAGTAATACTGGTTGTTGGATCGTCTCGTTCCTGATCTTCAGAGATTGGATTCTCAGACTTTTTCTTCGCCTCAACATTTCTCTTTGCCTGTTGAATAAAACTTTTCTTAGTTCCTTTAACCTTATTGATATAATTAGAAGATCCGGTGGTTGACTCTGGTTGTAACATTGCTGGAGGCAATGGTTTTAAAGGGGTAACCTCAAATTCATGATAGTTTGCAGGACCTTGTAATGATACATTCACCATTCTAGCATATATCGAAACACCCACTGGGTTTGAAGGTGCAGTGCTATATTGCTGAAGGGGATTTAGAACATAGGTTTTTAAACCACCAAGAGATCGGTAGGCGGATGTATTAGCAATGCGATCCATACCATAACTGTTCAATAGCAAGTAATAGTAAGGGAACACAAAAGGAACAGTAAATACCATTGTTTCAGATTGCGTTGGACTCACTAATACACATGGATTTCCCGAAGCGGAATACACATTGTTTACAGCATTTCTATATTTTAAATCCATAAACCGCATACAAGGATCCCATGCAAATAACAATTTTCCATAATGAAATGCAGTACCATTCACTCTTATTGATATCTCTATATCACATCTTAAATACGAGAATTCCCGTAACTTATCCCGAATGAATGAAGATTGTTGAATAATAGCACTAGGAAAATCGAGTTGATACACAAATGATCCCTCTGTCATATCTGGAGTCCATGAAAAAGTTCCAACACGTACAGGTCGTTGTAATACTTGTTCCAAAGTTTCCG